CCACCTCCTCCTCCACCACCTCCTGAACCATAAGAAGCACTCCATTCAGTACCATTACTTCCATTAACTCCATTAGCATTTACTCCTCCAGAACCTCCATCTCCACCATAAGTTCCGTCTCCATGTCCACCATCTCCACCGTGTCCAGTGTAAGCTCCACCACTACTGTCGGCATCAGAACCATCAACTCCGTGAGCATTTTTACCTCCTGCACCTCCTCCCCCACCACCTCCATAATAATTAGTATTAGAAATAGAATGTCCACCTGTTCCTCCATTATATTTAGTATTTCCTGTTCCTCCTGTTCCTCCTGCCCCACCACTAGAATTACCATTTGCCCAACCTGCACTTCCTCCTTTTGCAATAATTACATTAGTATTCCAATGAGTTTCGGTTCCACTAATATTACTTCCTCCTCCTTGACCAATTTGTATTCCAGAAACAGTTGAACCAGAAGTATAAGCAACAGAACTTGAAGAATATTCTCCACCTCCTCCCCCACTACTTCCATAATTTGTTCCTCCACCACCACCGCCACCACCTCCTCCAACACATTCAACAGTAATGTTGCTTCCATCTGTTGTAGCAGACCAAGTTGTTCCTGAAGTAATGTATGCTGTAGAAGTAGCAAGAGCATCGGATATAATGTATCCTGTTATTAAATCAATAACTTTCTGTGGTCCTATCTGTTTTTCATAAGCATCCTTAGTTGTTTCAGCATAATCTAAATCATACCATTGACCATCTTCTTCCTTAATAAACTGTGGATAACCGAATAACATTGTGGAGTATTCGTTGACCTTAATCTTCTCTCCTCTAATATTTTTAGTCTTTGTACTTTTAAGAACAGTCATTTCATTATCCTTTCTTTTTTCAATAACTTCATTTTCTGCAACAGGAACTATATCTCCAGTCTTAAAAGCATATTTAACTTTATCATTAGAAATATCTTCGTAGCCAACTATTTGTTCTTTTTGAACAACCAGTTTAAATTCATCTGCTACTTGAGTATTTGGTAAAGGTGCTTGACTTGCTCCTATCAATGCAGTTGCACCTGCTACTGTTAGAATTGTATTTTTAAGAATTTTATTCATGTTAAATACTAAATATGAGTTATGTAATCACTTGAAGGATTAAAATATATTGTGTTTGGTTCTGCTGTTACAGTCCATCCCATTACTCTAATAACATCATCTGCTCCACTTGGTTGTGTTGCAGTAATATCTCCAGCATCTGTTCCAATATATACTGGAGCGCCCAATGCTATTGAGGCAGGGAAAGCAGCACTTCTAACAGTTCCATTAAGCAATATATTTGTTGCTTGACCATCGTTAGCAGCTAGAATACAGATTCCAACAACTACAGGTCCAGCAGTTGCAGACGCATCAGCATCTGTCAATAACCATTCTGTTGCAGTTACATCTAAATATATTAAATCTCCAACTGCTAATGTTGCACCAGCAGTTCCAGTTACAGTTGTTCCACTCCATTTTTCATCAGCTGAACCAGCAGGATCTAAAGCTATTGAAGCATTTTCTGATAAAGTATTAACACCACCTAATGTTAATGATGGTAATGTCCAAGTTCCTGATGTTGTCCAAGTTCCTTTAGCGACTGAAGTATCCAATGTCTTATTATCTAATTCTTCTGTTCCAGCTAAAGTGGAAAGAGTACCAGTTGTCGGTAATGTTACATCGGTTGCAGCAGTAGTTGTTAATGTTAAAGCATCTGCTCCTGAAAGTGTTAATGATCCACTTGCTGGAGTAAATGAAGTTACTGTTGCAGCATTACCAGTTATTGAACCAGCAATTGCATTTGTTACTTCTAAATCTGTAAACCAACCTTTAGTTAATCTTGAACCTGTCTCTCCGAGAGAACCTGTCATTGTAATATTAGTAGTTCCTAATGCTAATGTTGTAGCACCTCCTAAAGTTAAAGTATTAGCGCTATGAGTCAATGTTACATCAGGAGTTGATGGTGCAGAATTCCAACTTATTACACTTTCATTACCTAAGAATAAATCAGACCAAGCTATTGCTGTTGTTCCTAAAGCATCAGTATTATCTGTGTCTGAAACTAAAGTAGTATTGATTGCTACACTTGCAAGATTATCTAATGCTGTTGTAGCTCCTGAACCACTAACTGTTGACCACTCCATTGCACCTGTTGATGCGTTTGAATGTAGATATTTATCTTTATCTCCAGAAGAAGTTGCAGCCAAAGCAGTTGCTTGTTGATTAGCAGTAATAATATTGTTTCCTTCAATTGAAACTAATCCAGCACTTACTCTTGCAAAAGTTGTATCTGTTAAATGACCTAATTCAATATCTCCAGAACTATATATCTTTCCAGCTTCTCCATAAAAAGAATAATTATTAGCACCATTTATGGCACTACCTCTAACACCAATATTATCTCCTCCAGCATGAGTTCCATTTACATATCCATAAATTCCTTGTGCCTTAGCAGTGTCTCCAGTTGCACCAATTTTACCTACTCCAGTGACTCCTCTAGCTTCATTAGCACCATTAGTAACACTAACACCACCGACTCCTGTTCCTGTATCAGATGCAGAAGCGACAGACTCTCCAACTACTCCAATGTTTCCTGAATATGAATGACCAGAATCAGCTTGAGAACCAACTATTCTTGCTGTTGGCCAATCTGTTAAGTTTGCTGTTGCACCGAATAGACCAGTTGTACCAGTTGCAGCACCCAATGTTGGTGTTACAAAGACTGGACTTGATGCTAGGGCTAATACAGTTCCAGTTCCTGATAAAGTATATTCTGAGGCAACACCAGTTGATGCAGCGAATCCAGCAATCGTTGATGCTGTACCTGTATGTCCTGAAGATGTCCAACCCAATGAACCCAAATTTGCATGAGATGTAACTACACTTGTACCAAATTTAGTTGTAAAGACTGATTGTGTAGAAATTGGAGCATCAACTCCTTGCTTAATAATATATCTACCTAGTAACATTCCTAATTGTGAAATATGTGGAGGAACATTATCTGGTGCTGATTTAGCTTCAGCTTCAGCAGCTGTATTGTATTGTGCTTGAGGATAAAGCAAAGCAATAGTAATTGTACTATCACTCATTTCTCCATATACCCATACATTAGCATATTTATTAGCACTTAAATTTTGCAATGTTGCTTGAGAAACATCATTGTATTGTAGAACAGAGTATTGAGTAGCATCAGACTTTTGCCATCCACCTGTTGAAGATTTCCAGTAATATTCAAAAGTTCCTGTTACAGAAGTATCTAATCCAGCGAAAGCAGTATCATTTAATGCTGCCCAAACTGTACCAGCACTAACTGCTACATTGCGAGTTCCTGTTGCTGATAACATTAGACCTCCAACATAATCATCACGTCTAACTAATCCAAAACTTCTTAATGCTTGAATTATGTTAGTCATTCCATCGGTTACCCACCAAGGAGTATTTACTACATAAAGTTCTTCAGCGCTATTAACAGTATCATTTACTACTCTTGCTAATGGGAACTCTGTATCATAATCCCAAGTTGAAGATGTTTTAGTGACTATTTGAGGAGTACCAGAATTGTACTCTACTCCGATATATCTTGATGAATCAGCAGGTATAGATATATCAGCAGGAGCAGACCAATTAAAAGGAATCAATTGAGCATTATCATCATCAGTTGCTTTAATAAATCCAGTACCTCCAGTTACTGCTACTTTACTTCCTGTTGCATCAGAAGCAACACCACCAGTCTTTCTTCCAGTAGAACCAAAAGAATTATTAAAATCATTCTGTGTTGTATATGTCGGAGTACCAATTAAAGTAGGCATAACAACATTAGATGATGTTATTGTTGACCAAGTAGGAGATGCAGAATTTGCTCCATCTCCAGTTTGAGATAAAAATTGTTTTGTAGTTGTAATATTTCCCGCTAATCTTGTAGCAACACCTGAGACAGCACCATAAATAGTATCTCCCAATGTTGTCATTGGATTAGACATTGCTGAACTTGTACTAAAGTTAGAATCAACTGTTAATGTTTTTGAAGTTGTTCCTCCAGCAATAGTAAATCCAGTTGATTGATAAGCAAGAGTTAATCCATTTAATGCTCCTGCTAAGTTAAGTCCTCCAGTTGAAACTATGAAATCAGTTCCAGCATTACCAATATTAGTAATAATATTATTGGCCATGTCTATATTCCCACCGGTAGAAATGCTAGAAGCATTTAATGTTGTGAAATATCCAGTATTTATTCTAGATGACGATGTTCCTAATGTATCTGAAGTATTACAGAATGCCCAAGCATTTGATGTAATTTTACATAATGCAGAAGGACTTACTGGACTTCCTCCTCCAGTAACTGAAGCATATGTAATTGATCCTAACATTAAGAATATTCCTATCAAGAATATTGATAAAATTTTGTTTAATGTTTTCATGTTAAGAAATTAAATTAGCTGTTTCCTTAACTAGAATGTATCCAACATCCATGTTATCGGAATTACCATTTATTATGTATAATCCCTGAGCAATAGAACCAACTCTTGTCTTGTGTGTTGCAATCGCAACTCCATCTAAAAAGAAAATAATGTAATCGGGACCCCATTCAATTTTAAATAACTTTTCTGCGCCATGAATCGTTGAACCTGTAATTGCTGTTGTCTCTGTTGTTCCATCGTCATCGTATGAAACTACTTGGAATACTGCTCCAACTACTTCAAAATATATCGATCCTCTTGTTGGTGCTGAAGGATTCAATAATGCAATCTTTCTAGCATCTCCTGCTGTCGGTGCGGCTGGTATATTTACAGCGAATTCAACAGTTCCTCTTTTAATCTGAGGATAAGAACCTATTTCTGCGGCATTCAATCTTACTTTATTGGATGAAACTGAAGGAGTACCATCAATCGTTTTAAAAAACGATGTATCATATCCCCTCATTATTGCATCATAAATAAAACCATCTCTTGGTTTTATCTCTGACTTTGCATCCATTACGAATACATTTTCCATGCTTTTTATTATTTATTATAATCTTAATCCTGCCCCCAATGGCCACATAAGGGGCAGAGAAAGACTACGAAGGCTGAGCTGTATTTATTCCACCTGTCATGTAGTTTCCTACAAACAATACTTTGGTTGAAACTAAATTCAATCCTCCGTTTATTGCTGTTGGGAATCTACAACCTGAAATAATTCCTGAATTAGCATTATCAGCATTTAATGATAACCACTTTGTTGGAGCGGCACCAGCTTCATCTAATTCAAATACACTATCCTTAACATTTAGTCCGAAGAATGTCACAGCGGCAGAACCACCAGAACCAACATTTTCTCCAATTGATTCTGCTGTTAGGTCATGGAATCTACAATTTCTAATCATTAGTTGAGTACATCCACCGTAATCTGTTCCTTGAAGAACAATACCTTTTGTTCCCCAGCATACTTCACAATCATCGAATAAAGAATCTGAACCCTTTCCTCTTATTCCTGCTGCTACTTGAGCAACTGTTCCAGGTCCAATCAATACTTGAATTGCACCTCCTTCAAACTTTGATCCATATGCTCTGAATCTATCTCCCGTGACAGTTAATGCTACTGCTGAAGTTTCATCTTCTGCGGCAACACCGATATTTACTAAAGTGACATCGTCTGCATGAACTAACATTCCAGCTGCATCTTCTGTTGATGGTTCAATATAAGTCGCACCTCTTCCTCCCATAGATTCGATTTTGATATTGCTAATAGAATGAGGAACAGTCACTGTTTCATCGAATGATCCTGGAGCTACTAATACTTCCCATCCGCTCTTCAAAGCATTAACTGCGGCTTGAATGGTTGTATAAACTGATGGAGTTCCATCTTCATAAGACTGATGTGTCTTTACGAAATCAACATAATTATCATTTGTTGAAGGAACTACATACAATGTCTTTCCTGCTGTGCCTCTTTTAAATCTTGCGATAAATTCTGGATCCATCATTACTTCTCTTACCGCTAAAGATAATTCGTCTGTGAATTTCATTTTTTTAGAAAGGCGATAACCCTAGAAGAGTCGGGGTAGATTTTTCTCTGATTATCGCCCAAATTAAACCCCTTAATAATCCTAGTAATTCTTTACACCTGAGAAATGAACCGGGAATGGTGTGTCAACGTATGTCACTGTTAAACTTCCTGTATTCAATGCTGTAGTTCCTCCAACGAAGTTTGAACCTGTGGCATTTTCAATTATGATAAATCCAATCACTGCTACATTGTCTGGAACTGCTGGGAATGTGATACCTGCTACTGTTGTAGCAGCTGTTCCCATTACAGAACCCATTGTACCATCGTCATCGATGTAGAATACAACTACGTTCTTGTATCCTGTAGCAATTGTTCCTGATATAGCGGCACAATCAACTGTGGTCTTGCTATATAGGTTTCCATTCAACATATAGCGGATAGTGTTAGCTATCTTAGCTAATGTTGTAGTGGCTGATATAACTAATCCTCCTGTGTTAAGGACATGGCCTTGAAGAGCATTAGCTAGCTTTTGATCGCCTAAAGCGATACTTTTATTATCAATCATTTTTTTGCTATCTTAATTTATTATCTTCCCTTTAAGCAAGGGCTTCAGGAATTTTATCTTTATTATCTAGATTCTCTTTATTCTCAAACATAGCTTTGTTTGTTTGCATCTGAGAATCTTTAATAACATCTGCAATCTGCTTTGGAACTTCTACATAAACACCTTTCATGATGTTTACCCTATATCCATTTAAAGTAACTGGTATGGTTACTCCTGGCTTTTCTCCTATTCCTAAAGGAATATAGACCATAACTTTAGGCTGTGCTGATAATTTCTCTCTCATTATCTCAGCCTTACTTCCAGCCTTTACTCTATTTTCTGAAATTCCTGTATGGTTTACTCTAGGAGCAGGAGCTTTTATTTCTTCTTCTTTCTTTTCTACTTCTTCTTCCTCAAGTTCTTTTCCTTCTTCTTCATCTTCTTTAGATGCAACTGAATCTTTACTTTTTTCAGTAATCAATTCAATAGCTTTCTTTCGATTAAACTTAGGAAGTGATATTTCTAGTTCTTCTAACTTTACTTTCAATTCTTCATTTGTTAAGTCTGATATCATTTTAGTTTTATATTATTTTGATTATAGGGAGGTATTTCTACCTCCCTCAATCAAGTCCAGACTAGGCACTTACTGCGTGTTCGATTCTTAGCATGAAATCCTCATTCAATCTTACTGCTACAAATGTTGACTTCCAACCTGATGTAGCTCTCTGATTCAATGGATCAGCTGCTCCAGCTGAACCTAAAGGCTTAATAACATTCTGAAGAGTTTGTCCATTGATGCTTGTAACACCATATGCTTCTTGGGCAATAATGATTGTTGCATATACATCGATAGAACCAGAACCTCCTGCTGTGAATACCTTAGCTTCAGTAGATTCAATGAATCTTACTTCTCCTAAAGTACCAACTTCGTTTTCCATTGCTTTCTTCTGTCCATACTGTTCTACTGGAATCCATCCAGGGATGTCTTGTAAATCGTAAACTGTATCAGGATGTACGAAAGCGATGTAGCAAGCAGGTAATGGAGTTGTGTTAAATGCGTTTGAAGGATCTACAATCTTTGTCATCTTCAAGGCATTAGCATTCTTCAATGTTCTTACTGCTTCTTTGATTTCATTCTTAGTAATCTTCATTGCTGCTGTAATTTCTGTCCTAGATGTAGCTGTTGAAGCATACTGAATTGTCATTCCAGCTGCCAATACGTCTCTTGTCAATCTGTCGAAAGTATTAGCTGCCTGTTGTCCTAACAAAGAGTTAGCTTCTTTCAAAGCATTGTCTTCAACTGTGTACTGAAGTACATCTGTTAAAGTCAAGAAATCTCCATATTGAGAAACAGAAGCGGTAACGTCTGTCTTAGCCATCTGACTTCCTACTGGAGTAACACCCTCTGTTAAAGGAGTAGTTGCTGGAGCTAGTAATGAGTATCTTCTGAACTTAATTGTACCACTTGAATTTGCTGGGATGTTTCTCTGTTGAGCAAACATTAAGTAATTCAAGGCGGGTTTAGCAATCATGAGCAGTCGTCTGTCGTAGTAGTTGTTTACCGCTGCATCAATCTGCACTGTGGTTGTTGGATTCATTTTTTCGCCATTTTATAATTATATTAGCCTCTACCGTGTTTCTTGTCCCATGCTTCAAATTCTTTATCAGTCATTTTATTGAAATCAGGATATTTTCCTTTCTCTCCTGGTCTTCTCTGACTTCCTCCTAATTCAGATTCTTTGTCTTCTTTGTCCATTTCTTTTTTCTTCTTTTCTAAATTATCAGTCTTTGGAACAAGTTTACCTAGCTTGGCGGCTAAACCAGCATAGATAAATTCTACTGGAACCTCTTGATAAGCCTTATGAGCCATATACTTCCTGATTCCTGCCTCGAAAGGTTTAGCTTCAGGATGGTCATTAAGGAAATTTCTCAGTTCCCTTTCATCGGATTCAGACTTAATGTGATTTAAGATTGGACCTGCAATCCTTCTGCTTTCTTTTTTAATCGCTTTCTTAGCTTCAGGTTGTAGCAAATCTTCTTCATCATCATCGTCGTCTTCCTCTTCTTCATCATCGTCTTCATCCTTCTTTGAAAGCTTTTCTATCTTCTTGTTCTTTCTTTCGATGATATAATCTTTGACTGACTTCCTAGAAGGAGGTTCGTCATCGAATTTAAGTTCTTCTTTCTTTTCTGTTTTCTTTCCTTTATCTTCTTTTTCTTTGTCTTCCTCTTCTTCATCTTCTTTCTCATCAGTCTCTTCTTCCTCAATTTCTTCGGCATCTTTCTCTTCGTTCTCTTCGCCTTCAATTGGCTTTGCTTCTTCTGCCATGTTTTATTTATGATTACTCGCTTCAGTGGAAAATGGCGATTAACCACATCTGCGGATTTATTATCTCTAGGTTTCGACAACCTAGGCTGACAAAAACTCCTCGTTTGAGGAGTAATATTCATCTTAAAGTATCGTTGTAGGTTTTCTAACTTCAAGAGGAGTAATACTCCTCTATCGGTTCTGAGTCTTTGTCTATTTTATTCTATTATAATTTCAAGCAAACATAATGTCAAGCTTACTCGTACGCATCGAAATCTTCAGCACTCATTCCTTTACCTAAATCAATCTCTCTAATCATTCTTTCTGGTAATCTTAAAAGCTTTTGTCTGTCATTCATTCTTGTTGTAGTAATCTTCCAATCTTCAATAGTTTTTATCTTTAATTTTTCATCATCAGTCTTATCTTCAACAATATCTTTTATAATATTAACATTGTCTTCTAGTATCTCAGCGATAATCTTCCATCCAGGATGTTCGCTTAAAGAAACAAGACTTGCTCTTACCTCTTGTTCTGATAAATTTTTATCTTCTGCCATATTATTGTAACATCATTCCAGGTTGTGTTGTTCCTGCCTTAGACTTAGAAGCAGGAGTCATTGAGCCTACTTCAGTAGGAGACTTAACCTGATTATAATTATCTATCTTCGCTCCCATTTCTTGAGGTTGTTCTTGTATCTCAAGTTTCTTCTTCATCATATATTTATGAGCTTCTACATGAGCCAATTTAGCAGCTGTTGATTCAGCTCTATTGTGAATCTCAATATGAATCATGTCATTATCCATTGGACCAACTTGAGGTAATTTGTTTTCGTCAATCTTTACGTTCTCATCCTCTGCTATAATCTCGTCTGGTAATGGAGGTATCAATATACTTAATTCTTGAGTAGGTATCCTCAAAAGCCTTCCTAGCTTCTTTAAACCATATCTCTTATTGACATCAGGGTATTGTGCAACTGCATTAAGATAAGATAAGAACTCATTGTAATCTTTCTTTCTCTTAACCTCGGCCATATAGGAACTCTCGATATAAATATCATATCCATCTAAAGCAACGATATCGTCTCTAGTAATCTTCTTCCAAATAGGAGCCAATACTCCTCTGATTCTTAATGTCTGTTTTGATATTCCTTCTTTGAAATGTTTACTGATAAGAATTGTGTACTGTTCCCAGAATGCTTTCTCTGACCAAGAAAATATTTTAGCTGATAATGATCTTCTTGAATCAGCCCCAGCTGTTACTAATTGATTTTCTCCTAAGGTTCTATCTTGTGTCGGTGTTATTCCTTGTGCTGTCTCAGGAGATGCTGTTGCCTTTTGTGCAGCTGTATCTAATAAATTAAGAATCAAATTAACTTGTTGATAGAATGTTGATTTTGTAATAGGAGCAATCGCTGTTGTCACGTCTCCACCTTTGACAGGAATAAACTTATTGAATCCAAAATTTAAATCTTTTCTGTTTGTTATTCTATCAGAATCAAAAGCATACATCGGATATAAATCTGCCTTAGCGCTATCAATACCCAAATTAAGCAAAACTGCTTTCATCCTTTGTTTATCTTCTACTAGATCAGGAATAGAAACACCATCCCAATCGTTAGACATAGGGAATAATGCTCTATCTATAATTGGCCATCTCTTTGCAGGCTTTCCATCTTCTTCTTTTAATTCAGTACATCTAATCAATACAGAAGAATTGTTAGCTGTGCATATAACATATTTCTTTCCCTTGATATGAGTAAACCATTGCAAGATAGGATATTCGTAGTTCTCATCAAGTAATTCCTCGCTGTATGTTGTTGATTCTCTATTCTGTGCTTCATCATGAGCTTCTTTAGCTTCCTCACTGATATTATCAATTGTTGATTTTCCCTTTGTAATCTTATCAAGATTAAAGTATGAAGGATTAGATTGCATTTCTTGCATTGACATACCAACTTCTCTTCCTCCAAATCTCATTGCGCCTGCTCCTTTCATTCCTCCATTGACTGAAGATGCTCTAGGGTCTCTTAGAAAAGATATAGCATCAATATTTTCTGCAACAGGACAAAGTCTTTCTCTATCGAATTGATTAAGTAAAACTAATCCTCGGCCATAAAAGCAAGTATCCCAATCCCAGTAATAATCAACGACCTCTTTATCCATTTTATCGTAATCATATTCAGCCTTAGCCTGCATATTCAAAGCTCTATCATAATCTCCTTCTTCTCTAGGTTCGAAAGAAACAGATAATCTATCTGTGTATAGTGTTGCAAAGACTGTGTTGAATATTGCGAATAGTGTAGGATCTCCGACTTTAGAATCATCTCTCTTCTGATTATTAAAAAGCTTCAATCGTTTTAGATTGATAGCTCTCTTAGATTCTATATGCTTATAAGATAAATCGTATTCAGTCTTAACTTGGTTAAGATATGATTCTTGTTGCTCAGAAGACAAACCAGAAAGATTTTCATCTTTGGTTTCTTTAGTTTCAGTTTTTATACTCTCGACATCAGTTTCAATAATTTCATCGCTTTCCTTTTTCTCTTTTTGTTTAGCCATTATTTTTTAGTAGGCTGTTTGTAGTTTTTAACTTCACCAGAATAAGATTTCCCATTTATGGAACAAACATGAATATACTGATTCTTGTTAATCGTTTTGTGATAACCTTCCCTCCTTTCTTTATACAATTTAGAAAATCCTTTGGCATATCTTTTATCCATTATAAATCTTAGCTAACTTAATGTCAATATCAGCTCTTTGTTCTTTAATATTATCAATATATTTTTTCTTTCTAACAGCCCATTCATGGCCATACTTACTCTTCCTTCCTTTCTTCGATCGATATTCATGATGAGGAAACTTGCCTGAGAATGGAACTGATATCCTAACTCGTTTTACCATACTAGTATATTTCCATATCTTGTGCTTTAATCTCTTCTTGATGATTTTGGTTCTCTTCAAACTCGACTGGCCTGGCTATCTGATTTTGATATGCCGCTGAATCACAATTACTTACCAATATTCCATTAGCATAAAATACTCCATCGTCTTTAACAGTTATGTTATATACTTTTCTTTTTGTAATAATCTGGGTATTTCTTTCTCCATTCTCTTGAGTCAAATCTAGATTTGCATCTTCTATTACAAAATTTTCCATTGACATTATATGATTTATACTCTTTTCCGCATTCAAAACAAACTTTAATAGATTCTTTTGAAATTGAATTTTTAGAGTGTTGGCGATGCCATTCTTTTCCTTCTTTTGATTTATGCCACTCTTTAGATAATTCTCTAATATTATCAAGATTCTTAATGCGACTTTCCCTAAACTTTTTATCTTTCCACTTTTCTTTAAAATGTTCCGATAAATGTTTGCCAAATTGTTTGCGCTCCAAATTACTAATATCGTTATTAAAAGTATTACCGTCTTTATGATGAATAACAAAGCCTTTTCCAACTTTCCTTTTATTATAAAATTCCCAAATCGCAACATGAAGTCCTTTAGGATTCTTCCTTCCTTTGTTTGTATTCGATTTACTGAGATAATACTTTCTCTTCCCTCCCATGAGAGAATAGGATTTTCCATCGAATATAATAATCTTTTGTATTTCCATACAATTTGATTGAATAAACTAAATCTGCTTATACTATTATGATAGTCTATGGAATCAAGATTGTCAAAAGAATTACCATTAAATATCTTATGATCTTTTGTTCCTATTATTCCAATATTTTCAATCACTTCTTTGAATCCAGTTTCTCCAGACCATAATACTTCTTTTATCCCAGTAGGAGTTATTACCTTATCTCCGATTTTTATATCCTTAATTTTTATATCTCCCTTGATTGTTTTAATTAAAGTATCTCCATCCAAACAAACATCATCATGGACAGCATGAGGAAACCTGATTAACTCTTCTTCTAATTCAATGCACTCTTTATCAATGTGATAGATTGTACCCGCCTCATATCGAGGAATAAGGCCTCGTATTCTCATATTCTTCTCTGTTTGCCTATGTTTCAGAACTTTGACTGTAAAAAATTTGTTCCTCTTTCTCTTCTCATCATCTAAGAAAGGTTTGATTACTTGCTCATAAACTCCTTCTTCAATTCCAATCTCTTCACAATGAGTCTCATCGTAAATATCAAACATGAAATTGATTAGTTCTTTTGGATTAACTCTTAATTTGAAAGATTTAAAATACCAATTGTTTTCCCTATCGACATAATTTATAGTCACTCCGATATTATCTGATGAGTTCTTCATCTTCAATCCTTTGTCTCTCATTGCTGATGCAGGGTCTATTGTCACGAAACATCTTGTCTTTAATCTCTTAACATATTCCATTGTGGCATAACGAAACCAATTCTTTTTGAATTCCTGGTTGCCTTCATCGACTGGGTCTTGTTGATATAAAGCAGCAAAATCATATGATCCGATATCTCTTCTTTTCCTCTCTAAGAAATCAATAGGGTACTTGTCTGGCCATAAAGCCTCGCCACGTTCCCTATAATCGTTGTTATCAAGCGATATGGCTGGAAAGCAAGTTATATCCCATTCTTTGATAGAACCATCCTCAGAAGCTTGTTTAAGGACTCTACCGACTAAATCGTCATCATGCCATCTGGTCATAATAAGAATCATAATACTCGGTGTTTCTTCTCTAGTTAAGAATGTTGAAGTGTACCATGCCCATATTGATTCTCTTACTACCTCAGAATTAGCCTCCTCTTTGTTTTTAAATGGGTCATCGATAATACCAACTTTGAAACCTTTACCAGTGATAGGTCCTCCAATACCAACAGCGAAATACTTTCCTCCTTCTGTTGTCATCCAATTAGCTTTGGCCTTTACATCTTTTCTCAATCGAGAATTAAATAGCGCATGATAGTTTGGACTCTCCATTAAATCTTTAGTTGATAAACCAAAAACAGTTGCTAAGTCTTGAGAATAACTAACTGTAATAATTGGAAGTGTAGGATCCTTTCCCAATACCCAAGCAGGAAACTTAATAGATATCTCTTCACTCTTTCCATGTCTTGGAGGCAATTCGAATATTAGTTTTGTACTCTGTCCTGATTTTAATCTTTCGTATGCCCTTTGTAGTTTGTCTGCGATTACTTCGTGATGCCAATTCATCTGATACTTCTTATCAACAACAATACAAAAATCTCTAAAATTATCTCTTCCCAATTTCAATGCTATCAATTTCTTTTTATCTTCCTCCGTTAAGTTGTCTAAATTGATTTTCATCTATTTCAATAAGATTAAGATTATCTGTTGGTCTGCCTGCTAGTAATTCTGCATTCTTAACTATCTTGTCTAGAGAATTAGATAGAACAAAGTATTGCTCTTTCTTCAATTTCTTTTCACTCATTGCTTCTATTATTCTATCTCTTTCTTTTAATAATTTGGTTAAAAAAGGAATCACTTCCTCTTTATAAGCTTTACTATTCCTAAACTTCTTAGGATTCTTAGCATAAGCCTTAGAATATCCAGCATCAATTAAAGCTTTTCCTTCTCCACCTTTCCCCACCAATATATTTCTAATGGCTTTTTTAGCTCTTGTGGTAGCTTTTGTTTCTATTTTATCTTCTGTCACTTTCTTTTTAGTCTTTTTTATTTTCCCCATAATTTAATTTTCTTTCTTTTGTTATAAATAATGGATGCGAACTATCAATCATCATATCTCTAATATCCAATAAAACCTCAATTATCAAGTCTTGCTTAGAATTTATTTGACTTTGATATCCATCTCTAATAAATTCAATATTATTAAAATCTGTCTCTATCTCTTTTCTATTTCTCATATGTTTTTATTATTTAATAATCTTCTAACTATTTCTTCTACACAATTACTAACTACTCCATTTCCGCACATCTTATATCTTTGCGTATCGCTTATCTTTCCTTCTGTTCCTTCGGCAGTCCAATTATCTGGATAAGCCATTAGTCTTTCACACTCTAAAGGAGTTAATCTTCTTATTCTCATATGCTTTTTGTATTCCTAATTCAAAACCTCCAATGCCACTGAATAATGATAAGTATTTCATACTAGAAAGGAATATCCTTATATTTATTAAATAATTATTTTAGTCAAAATTTTCCATCCAACTGAATTTATTCTATCTAGAGGATCTTCTGTATTTTTGAATCCCTTAATAATAATATTAGTATCTCCAATTTTTTCTAAACCTATAAATGATAAATTCTTAGAACTAATATCTGCATGATTTATACATAATTCTCTTGCCTCTATTTCTTCAGAAGGATCATTTAAAACTATAAAATCTCCAAACTCTATAGTTTGACCAGGATATTTACTTCCGATTAAAGAATACAAATTAAAACTACGTTTAATATTAGAAAAAGGAATTACTATATGACCTAGTCTTTTATAGAAAGATATTATGTTTTTAATATATTTAATCATATTTAGAAAGGAATATCTTTAACGTCTATCTCTTCGCTATCTTCTTCTACTTCTTTCTTTGGTTTATCGTATTGCTCAAACTCTTTCTGTGTTGCCTTATCTATCTTATTCTCTTTGGGTTCGTACTCATTGATATATACAGTCTTAGTGTTTCCATATTCATCGGCTGTCCTCCTATTCGATACCATTAGATTAACATAATGCTTACCATTCTTCTTTGATTCTGCTGCATACCCTTCACAATCCTCTAAACATATACTAATTGCTATGTTTCCATATTGACCTACTTCTCTACCTCTCCCTACATACGTCTTGTCTGATTGCATAAGTTTTAATTTATTATCTGGCCTGTTAATTTATAATAATTTTCGTTTCTCATTAACCTTCTTACTTTGAAGATGTTCCTTAGGTTTATCTTCTCGATTGGTATTCCTTTGCTATCAAGGAAGATTATTTTATCTGGATCAATAGCATCGACCTTTTTTGATAACATTTCTCTTGATTCTCTTGCATAACAATCTATTGCTTGATTAGCAACAAGGTTATCATGAAGTTGTTGCATATCGTCTATATTTAATCCTCCGCAAACTTTTGCTTTTTTCATGTTAATCCAAATTTATATTATTTGGTAAAAATACTATTTCTCTTTTTCTTTCTTCTTTTTCAAAAAGAGAATGTTTTTCTGGATCCTCCTCTGCTACTAATTTTCCATCTTTGGTCCACAGTTGAGGACATAATCTTACTGGATTTTCTGGTGTTCCGAGACCTCGTTGTTCTTCTGTATAAATTAACTCAATAATTTTTGCCATATATTAAATATTATTTTTATAGTGGAGAGTGAAGGATTCGAACCTTCTTTCAAGCTTTTCGAGATAGCGACATACTCTTAGGCTTATTCTACCATTGAAATAACTCTCCAGAGAGGAAGAATATCCTCTCTTAATAAATACTGAATCCTCTATCTTCTTGAAACTGAATCTGTTCTGACTTACTCATATTAAGAAACTTCTTACATTCACTCTTCATTTTTACAATATCGTCTTTATTATTGAATAGTTTTTCTCCATTCAATATATAGTCTCCCATTATATTCATTTGTGGGTTTTTTCCATTCTCCCAAGAATAATCTCCTGGGTTGTAATAATTCTCATGAATGTAAATCAAGGCTTCGCAGCTATAATTCTTATAGATTCTCCTGATATCATCGTTATCTGGTACATAGTCTTTGCTTATAAGCCAGTTTAAAGGCATATATTTACCATCAAATCCCAATAATATACCTTCTCCCCACCATTTAACGATTGAGTAATCTCCTTCGAATGATAGGCAATTAGACCTGACTGTGTATTTTACACCATTAGATAATGTTCCTTCGCTTAATATCTTTGACTGCTCATCGCATGATCCTTTTTCTATTCCATCTAATTCTGAGTAGAACTTTTCGATGAGAGTCTTTTCTTGTTTATTATCTGTTTGGGTAGAGACTGGAACTTGTACAGTTTCTTCTATAAAATTTTCTTCTTTTTCCATCAAATCATCAATACTAGCCTTAATGATTGTCTTTTGTGAAGGAGATAATACAACTGATTGCATTATCAGCGCTGACAATATCATTAACAAGGCTATGTATGTTGTGATTATTCCTCTATTCTTTAAATTCTTCATATTTTTATTTACTTCTTTTTACCTCCTTTCTTTGAACCGCATTTGCTTTTCATTTTTTTTCTTATTTAATGATTATTAAAGATGAATCGACTTTATTTCTTTTTTAGAATAATCCAACTCTTCTTCAGTTACTGCATTAAATTGATTTCCTCTGTTTCCATTTACATTGATACTCTCCACTAATTCTCTAACTAGATTAAGTTTCTCTTTTAATCCTAGTTTTATTTCGCAGGAATCAAACCTTATAAATTCAAAAGGAAACGATTCCTCTTTAAGTCCATATAGTTCTTCAAGAAATGAGACTGTGAAATCATATAGCTTACATGATCTACAAATTATATTCCTTGAAACTCCATCTTTATCTTTTAAGGACTTAATAATAGCTTTAAATTCTTTCTCTGATAATAATAATGATTCTAGAATTATCATATTTTTAACTTGCTTGTACTGGCTCTTCGATCTTCAAGCTTACTCTTAGTCCATGCTTAAATCCGAATAGCTTAGAAACAAGCTTAATGGCATTTGCATTGACTCCTTTCTTTCCGATTACAAATGACATATCTTCAGGGGCAACTCTTAGCTTTAAGAAGATTCCCCTTTCATCCTCAATCTGTTCGACTGATACAGAATTAGGATTATTTACTATCTCTTTTATTAAGTTGGAAAGAAACTGTTCTGGTGTATTATTCATTTTATTTAAAATTATTGTTATATTCCGAATACCTCGCAAATCTGGTCAACTATTTCTCCCTGCTCTAAATCAAAGTCTCTCTTTTCTATCGTTTTCTTAATCATTTCTTTAACAGAAGATATAATTTGTTTGTTGGAAGGAAGGATATCAATGATGTAATCTTCTTTCATCAATTCATCCCATTTATTTTGATATGTCTGAAGTGATTCTTTTGGAAGGTCATATACCATCTTATTTACCATTGAATCAAACTTCATTTTTGGTTTTTCATCTTCTCCTTTGGGAGTTAATTCTTCTAGGATTTTGATTCTTTCATTTTCTATCTCTATTGCTTGAGGCCTTACAATCTTTAAAAACTTGTTTCTATTTCTTAATTCTTCTCCATGAGAAGGGAAATTAAGGATTGATAATAGAAAATCTATCTGACTATTTTTAAACTTCAAGCTAGCAATTTCTGAACCTTCTACCTTTGTTTCTGTTTCCTTCTCTTCTTTTTTTCCTTCTTTTTTTTGTTCTTCCATTTTATTTTTTTAATTTTAAATCAATGGATACTACTTTGAATTCTTTCATTAAGCCTTCTACTTCTTCTAGGAATAGCTTCTGGTTTGCTACTGAGAGATCATAGTGCTTAATCATGCCTGAAATCTTAGATGTATCCAAGATGTTTTCTTTTATTGGATGAATCGTTTCCTGCTCAAGAACCTTAATTCTACCATCAAGGCTGCCGACCATTTCTTGAACAATTTCTATTACTTTTTCGTTAGTTAATTTTACCATTATCTTATTTTACAACGTCTATTTACAAAAATCAAGATTTATTTCTTCTTTAAGTGTTCTATCAATTCGTCTAGGTTATAAATTAACCAATATTCTCCTCCCTTCGCTTTCCAATTCTTCTCAAATTCTATCTGATTATCTGACTGGACATTACCTTCTCTTTTAACCTCAATCATAATTACTCTTCCTTTTTTGATTATAGTTAGATCTGCTAGTCCAGCCGATTGATTAGGAATATATCTCTTTGTATCTTGTCTAAATATTCCTACTGTATTATTCTTAATTACCATCCATCCTTTTAAAGTTAGATATTCTTTCAACTGCTTTTGAATGTCTTGTTCTTTAATCATTATTTAAAAAATAAAACTAATAATATCATTAAAACTGGAACGATTGCATGAGTCCATGATAGTCTCATCCTTTCATTGGTAATCGGATGAATCATTGAAAGATACCAATATCCAACAACTGCTGGAAAGAATAGGAATATTGCTACTGCTACACCGAAGATTATTGAAGTAATCGAATATAATATTTCTTGCATATTTTTATCTAAATATTAAGTTTCCTTGTCTTGACTTTTCTAATTGATATTCCGACCTTTTCTTGTAAAATTTATTATCTATCTCTTCTACTCCAACTAATTTTGGTATTCTTCTCCTCGCTGTTTTCCAAGCTGGATGATATATATCTAATACCTGACTTTCTAAAGTTATTACTGGATTAAGGACTCGATGTTCTCCATAAATGAATTTTATACCATCTTGAGTTGGAAACCATCCATTAGGAGTCTGTTGGACCAAGAAGAAGTATTGAAGCTTTTGAAAATTATTGTATTGATTCTTTGTTAGATTAAGATCATCTTGTAAACAACAACCTCTATTGTTATCTTCATAGAAATTGACTAATTGATACAAAGCTTCAACAAGTGGACTATTTAGACTGTGCATAAATGCTGTTTTTATGTGTCCACAACATTCACACTTTTCTTGATATTTCATGTTTTTATTTATTTAAAATGGAACATTTGGATTAAAATATTTTATTATTTCACGTCTTAAATCTTCTATTTCCCCTTCATCAGCTATCTTTAAGAGGTCTAATCTTATCTTTTCCTCAACATCTTTCTTAAAGTAATCATAATATCCTATATTCTTACCGTATTCTAACCATTGAGAAACTCCCATTGTCATTTCTTGAGCTATTCTTCCTGTTGTTTCGGA